AGTAAAATTACCAACACCTGTACCAGTTATATCAAAATACATATCTTTTAAATGAGTAAACCAAGTACCTTCGTCTACACCTAAAAAGTCTTGCATATCGGTTCTTGTACCTGCATTATCAAAACTCCTCGTTACACTACTCCCATAGGTAGGTATATATGAGGTAGGGTAACTTCCTGTTTCAATCATTGCACCATAAGCATACATATAACCTTGAGTATCACTCGTTGTAATTGTGCCATCATTTTGTGCAAAATAATAAGCAGCAGTATATGTACCCGTTGTAGTTTTTGTAATAGCACATCTATACCAACCATTCCCCATATCGGTTATCACTGCCGTGTGTCCACTTGCAGTTGTTCCGATAGTTCCGTTAGTTAGGTTAAAATATGTTACACCATTGTACGATAATGCTATATGGTCAAATGTTCCTGCTTTAGCGAATATGCTTAATGTCTTTGTACCTGCCGTTATACCTGCATAGTTGATATTGGCTGCCGTTGTAAACCCGCTTTGCTGCGCCATCTTATAAGCATTTTGTGCGCCTTCAGGACTATCTACATTGTTTGCAGTTCTATCTAATCTATTAGCACTCCAACTATCAAGATATTCACTATGTGGGAAACCATTAGTCCTTTGAGGCTCTAACAAAAGCGAAGGACACGAAGCACCACCACTATAATCTAAACGAGGCATATCCTCCAAGATACCTGCTTGTGCAGTAGATGCTCCTGTTTCAATGTAATCAGTAGCTACTAATCCTTGCTCTAATTGAGCGTCTTGGATGTAGATGTTATCTCCAGCACTTGGGCTAATAGTACCATTTCCATCTGCTAAAAAAAGCAACAAAGTAGCGGCAGTTGAATTAAAAGTGATTGAACATCTATACCAACCACTACCAACATCAACAATGCTCGTAGAAATCATATTACCAATAGTTGTGCCTACAACGCCATTTGTTAAATCAAACCAAGCACGAGTATTAGTCCCACTATCATTTATTGAAAATCTAAACCAATCAGTAGTACCCGCTTTAGCATAAATACTTGCAGTCATTACTCCGCTAATACTTTGCACTTGTGTTATAGTTGTAGTAGATGCAGTATTGGCTTCCCATAGCCAAGCATCGTTTCCATCATAACCGCTTTGCCCACTTGTTTCCGTAGTATTAGTTAAAACCCAAGTAGTATCAAACTGATTTGATTGCAGCAAGAGATTCTCTCTACCCTTCTCTATTAACCCGTTCTCATCTACCCTCGTAGCAGCTAAATTGCTACCTCGTGTAAAGGTGAAATCCCCAGTTCCATCGGTAGGCTTAACTGAATACAAAGTGCCATCCTTAGCACCGTCTGGAATCAATACTAAACTCGCGTCGTCGAATAAACTCATAATCTTTGTAATGCTTTAATTTTACCATGTGTGCAAGTGCGGCTGCTAAACATCGTACCGCCGTCGGTCAATACCCTTTCCCGATAATTTAAGTACTCGCGATACGTTTCGGAGTTCGCCGTAGTTCCAACCCTATTGCTGATGTCTATCCTCATACCGTGCCGAAGTTCTTGTGTGCGTAAAGATATAAATCGCTTCCAATGCAAATCGCCTCGAATATGTCCGTTCCGCTATTGGTTACGTTAGGTAAACTGCCACCCTCTAAGTACATAACTCCTCCCGTTACCACGATCGAGTTTACGTCGTAATTACCTCCGTTGGTTACGATAAAAACATAACGCTCACCGTCTAACGGGTTCGTCAAGGTTACATCCACATCGCCATTCAAAGTAAAGGTAAAGTGATGCCCTATGCCTAAATCAACGCTAACCGCTCCAGATATCCCACCCGCTGCGATGGTTACATTACGCATAAAATTCGAGCGCGTTATCTTCTTCGTAGTACTTCCATTCCAGATTGCTAACTCGTGTGATTCCGATACCGTAGTGATCGCGTCTAATTGTGTTATTGTCTTGTCTGCCATTTCTTATATCTTAATTCGTGATGAAGCTGCCCATAATAGATTGCTTCCAGCCTCCCACAACAAATAATCTCCGTTCTCCTGGTATATTACCCTCAAGCTGATTAATTGGCTGAAGATAACTCCATCGTTGCCGTACTCCTCTATCTCGCGTGTATCTTCAACGTAGGTATGTAGGTTAAGCAACCCCTCGTTTAAGTCAAACGTTCTGCTCTTGCTATCCTTTACCAATTGCAATACCTGCTGGCTAATCGCATACATCGGTAACTTACTTACTCCGCCTTTCCTCTGCTTGGTTACTACCCGAATATCCAAACGCGCTGGACCTCCGAAGTAGTCCTTTGTCAAGTCCTCGATGAACCTGAACCCCTCCAGTACGATGTAATTAGAAGGTGCGTTCTTAGGTACTCCCGTGTAAACTGGTACATCGCTCCCGTCGTAAGATAGATTTCCATCTAACAACTGAACCAATGCAGATAATATGCCGAGTGCTGGCTCTCTCATTAATAGATAGCTAATAGATCGCCTGAATACGTCGTGCCTGAAGTGAGAACTTTCTTCACCGCAACTGGAATGTATTCTGGATCTCCAACGCCTTTAAAAGTAGCCGTAGTGCCGTCTGCCGTTACTACTGCAACGTCGCCCGTACCTCCTGATGCGCGAACGTAAAAGATACCTAATGGATCGGTTTGGAAGTCCGCTGCCGATACGTCGATTTCCTCTGCCGTTTGCCCTTGATAACGCTCGAATCCTCTTTGTCTTGCCATGATGTTTATTTTAATACTTGTTTTACTCTATTTATGAATGGTCTAAAATGCTTTTCCAATGCTGGCCGCATGAATGGTCGCTTCTCCAAGTTGTTTGCCTGATATCCAAACTCCAATGCGGCTGAATACCGTGCTCCGCTAATTACCCTTCCAGTCATCTCACCCGCTTTGCTTTCCCATCTGATATTCTGCTTCAAGTTACCCGTATCCGTTGCTGGTGGATTGTTAGGTGAACTTGCCGTGTGCGTTCTGTTGGGTAGGTATAACTTTCTTGTTATCCCTGAACCTGGTTTGCTGATGCTCTCGATAACGGTCTTGTGGACCTCTAAGGTAGTTTCTTTTACCGCCTTAGATATCTGCTTCTGCTGCTTCTCAGATGCTTGCTCTATGCGCCTCTGTAAGGCCTTTAATTCGCTATTTGGTATGTTTACCCTAATCACGTTTGATGTACATTATTAAGGTCCATACATTGCGCCTCTCATCCTTTACCAAGCTATGCAACTCGTATATCTCCCCTGCATATTCCACTCGGTAGTGCATATCCAATCCGGGTACGTCGTCGTAATAGACTTCGCACTCATACGGTTGGCCGTTTACGATCTGACTAACCTCCAATGCTTCGCTTCCCTTCATCGGCTGAACGTAGGCCCATGTACTCACATCTCCAGTCCATGAAGCGGAATAACCCCCGAGCGCATCTTTCGTCTGCGTGGAGGTCTGAAACGTTACCCTATCTTCCATTCTGCCTACACCCATATCCGTGTCCGATAAGCGTTTAGCATCTTCTGTGCGTTGAAGTAACTCAACGTGCGCCCTTGATCGTTACTCGAACTTCTTACCTCCCACATCTCGGCCAATATGCTCAAGATAGCCTCCTGAACTGGTCCTGGACAACTCGCGCTGGTAGTGTAGATAAACTCGTAGGAATACGAATTGTCTGTGCTGAATACTTGAGTAACACGAATGGTCGGCTCTGTGTTTCCTATTTTCCAATAGTTGGTGTTTAGGGTTAATGTCGTAGCCGTGCCCTCCTTATCTATTCTCTTAACGCTGGTAATTGTTGCTACGGGTACGTGAATCAAGTCGAACTCGGTTGTATCTCCTGGTTCGCTTACGTACTGCGTAACGGTTTTGTCAATGAACGAACGGTTGCAATAACGCTCGGCCCACTCCCTCGCAGAAGTTATCATCCGCGTTATCATCGTGTCCTCTTGCGTGTTGCTTACCCGTAGATGTGCTTTGGCTTCCGATAAGGTGATTGGCTCTGTGCCAATGCTCGAAAAAGTGCTTTCTACTTTCATACCTACGAAGGTATTAATTGCTCTGTTGGTGTTGTTCTAATTACAAA